GGGTAACTGAACAACTAGTTATGTCACAAAAACCTTACTGGAATATATGGCGAGTACTCTTCGTTGGTCTGGTTATCCGTAATCCAAAGGTACTGTTCGTACCTCTCGGGATTTTAATTGCAATCATATATAATTCTGTAGCGAATTAGACTAAATGAATTATAAAATCTATCACATTTACGATAGTAAAAACGAAGGTAAATGTGAGTATGCTACTTTATCAGAAGATGACTTCCCAAAGATATGGGAGTCTCTCGATAAAACAAGATATGAATATGTAAAATGTATTGTCTATAATTCAGACATACAGGATGCATCATATTGACAATACATACATAACCTGTTAAAATTGAACTGAGAAAAATCTAGACTTATGGCAAAAGGATTTACGGTAAAGGCAGCAGCACCAACTAAACCCAAAGAGGATTGGGACTATCAGGCGATTAAGGAGAGAATGAAGGGTAAAGCAATTGTATTCTGCCTTCCTGGTAGAAACTGTTCTTATACCTTCCTTAAGTCTTTTGTCCAATTGTGCTTTGATCTGGTGCAAAATGGAATGACTATCCAGATCTCTCAGGACTACTCCTCTATGGTTAACTTTGCACGTTGCAAAGTTCTCGGAGCAAATGTTCTGCGTGGTCCTAAACAGATCCCCTGGGATGGTAAGTTACAATACGATTATCAACTGTGGATTGATAATGACATTGTGTTTAATACTGAGAAGTTCTGGCAACTGTGTGACGTAGCAGTTCCTGGTCCAGACAAAGACGGTGTTCCTCAAGCTGAGCGAGAGATCGCAGCTGGTTGGTATGCCACCGAAGATGGGATGACTACCTCTGTTGCTCACTGGCTTGAAGAGGATGACTTCCGTAAGAACGGTGGTGTCATGAACCATGAGACTGTAGAGTCCATGTCAAAACGTCGCAAACCCTTCACTGTTGATTACACAGGATTTGGATGGGTTATGATCCGTAAAGGTGTCTTCGAGCGTCTCGAATATCCTTGGTTCGCTCCTAAGATGCAAGTCTTTGAATCTGGAGCGGTTCAAGATATGTGCGGAGAAGATGTCTCCTTCTGTTTGGATGCCAAGGAAGAAGGTGTCGAGACCTGGTGTGACCCTCGTATTCGTGTTGGTCACGAGAAGATGCGTATCATCTGAGACCTATGCAAAAGGTTAATATTATTTGTAAGGGACAAAAGATTTACTCTGATGTCCCCCTTGAAGAAGCAGCAGACATCCTTCAAGATATTGCTCAGCAATACTATGAAGGTGCTGACTTTAACCCCTCTGACTTAGAACTAGAACCCGTAGATTAATCATGGCAAAAATTAGAAAATCACTACTTGGATCCGTTTTCGTTGAATCCACCCCGAAAAAATCTCGTCAGGGAAGTGGACAACATACCAAATATGCCGCAACGTCTCGCAATAACAAAACAAAGCGTTATCGTGGACAAGGAAGAGGGTAAATAGTAACAGTTAAGAACTATTGCTATGGCAGCATTAATTTGTAATCTTCCTGCTGTTGAGGTATGGGTACGTAAAGAATACCTTACCGATCATAAATTTGGTCATGGTGAATTTGTTAAAGGCGTTTGGGTATCTTGCAAAAGTATACCTGGACGTGCTTTTTATTTTGAGACATATCTTCCAGAATATGCCGCAATGTATGACAAGTTACCTATTAGCGCGTTTCTCTCGGATCCTGTTTTACCAGATCCTGATATGAATCTTCCTAATCTGCAGTTTTGGAACTGTATGGACTATGGAGTTGTATCAATTCAGAAACAATTCATTGGTTCTATGGACTTTGAACTATATACTAGAGACCATGGATTACAAAAAGGCACCTATATCTGTACAATAGACAACTATCACCAAGATTGTGATATGATTGACTATGCAACAAGCGAAAATCCTGCTGAGCATAAGTCTCACAACCTAATTGAACTAGTAAATGGTCAATATGCACTCTATCCAAACAATAGAATCCGTATCTACGACAATAGTTTGACTCCAGTTGACCCTAAAATGCCAGATTTCAAGGTTTCAACTGTAGAATATAGTGTTGAGAATGGATTTGACCGACTTGGTATGGGTCGCGAAGACGAATACTTCTGGAAAACTGCAAAAGAAAGGGAAAAACTTGAAAATGACAATGAATCCAATGCCGAACAGGGATAGTAACCCCTATAAAAGTTCTGATTTAACAAATCAGGAGCAAAAAATGGGAAATTATCACAAGGTCGATAAAGGAGAACTATTCATTCAGGAAGGAATGACACTAATTACCGAAGTTGATAGTGATAAGTACCTTGATGTAGCAGCACGTCGCCGCCGCGCAAAGGCAAATGATGGTCTTTATCCCAATCAAGAAAACTATCCTGAGCGTCTAGAAGACTAATCTTGATAAAAGTGTGATAAATAAGTGATAAGGCACTCTTTTTAAATATCATGCCGCTTGATCGAATAAGTAGGGGTTTTAAAGACATAAGTCTCACGTTAAAGAAAAATCCTTTGACGCGAGACTTGCTCGTATTAAAAAATGAGTATGCTATAGCGAGGTCTGTTCAGAATTTAGTCCTAACCATTCAAGGTGAGAAACCTTTTGACCCCGATTTTGGTTGTGCTGTCAATAGACTCTTATTTGAGAACATAAGTTTCTTTACTGCAAAGAGTTTGAAAGATGAAATTGAAGTTGTAATTAGAGACAATGAACCTAGAGTCGAGTTAGATCGCATAAGTGTGATCCCAAATTACGATGAAGGGCAAATGGATGTGACGATTAAGTATTTTATTATTGGAATTGATGTTCAACCTCAACAATTACAATTTGTATTACTACCGTCACGATAAATGTCACTAGTCAATGTAGCATCTCTAGATTTTAATGAAATTAAAGAGTCAATAAAGAGCTTTCTGCGGGCAGATGGCAAATTTACTGATTATGATTTTGAAGGATCTAACTTTACAGTCCTTTTGGACACGTTAGCATATAACACTTACATTAGTTCTTATAATGCTAACATGCTCAGTAATGAGGTGTTCCTTGATGGTGCAACTTTAAGAGAGAATGTAGTCTCTTTAGCAAGAAATCTTGGATATCTCCCTAGGTCTGTAACAGCGTCTAGTGCCAGTATATCCTTTTATATTGATCTATCATCCTTTGCCACCAACCCCGTCTCTGTATCGCTTCGTAGGGGCATTGTAGCGACCTCTGCTGTTAGCTTTGGTGGTCGTAGTTATGTGTACTCCATTCCTCAAGATGTAACAGTTCCAGTGTCTGGAAGTCTTGCGTCATTTGACAATGTTGAGATTTATGAAGGGGCTTATGTTCAAAACACATTTACCGTAGATAGTAATAATAAAAACCAAAGATTCCTTTTACAAAACCCAAATATAGATACAAATCTGATTAGGGTAGAGGTAAGGGAAAGTAAGAATAGTAATATAACAAGAGTATACAAATTTGCCAACAATTTAACAGCAGTCAAAGCAACTGATGATGTATTCTTTATCAATGAGATTGAAGATCAGAGATATGAATTAGTATTTGGTGATGGGTCATTTGGAAGTAAACTGAGTACGGGCAATTTTATTATTGTCAATTATGTCGTCACAAATGGTGAGAAGGCAAACGGCATTGATTCATTTAGATTTTCTGGAAGATTCTTCGACAATAACGGCAGTCCAGTAAAGGTTGTAGCACCCCTCGTATCGACTCTAGAATCGTCTGGACAAGGTGCCGCTATAGAATCTATAGAGTCCATCAAAAAACTCGCTCCTAGGGTCTATGCGTCACAGAACAGGGCGGTTACAGCGTCAGATTATGAGGCACTAATTCCACAAATATATCCAGAAACAGATTCGGTATCTGTATTTGGTGGTGAAGAACTTGATCCACCAAAATATGGAAAAGTTTTTATCACAGTAAAACCAAAAAATGGTTCTTACTTGCCAAATATTGTAAAAGATAATATCAGAACATTATTGAGGAATTATGCAGTTGCTGGAATTATTCCAGAATTCATTGATCTAAAATATCTGTATATTGAGTACCAAGCAAACGTATATTATAATCAGAACCTTGGGGACAGTTCAAAGGTCAAAGAATCAGTTCAAAGAAATGTCGAATCCTTCGCCAAATCTGATGAGTTAAATAGATATGGTTCTAGATTTAAATACAGTAAATTCTTGAAGTTAATTGATGATTCTTCAAATGCAATCACTTCAAACATTACGAACGTTGCAATAAGGAGAGACTTTAAAGTTACCTTAAATGATTCTTCGGAATATGAAGTTTGTTTTGGCAATAGATTTTATATCAAAAATGCCAGTGGTTACAACATAAAGACTAGTGGATTCTCAGTTTCTGGTGTTACAGGAACTGTTTATATGTCAGATGAACCTCTTACCACTGATACTGGTGTAGTGTTCTTATTCAAACTTGATTCTACAGGCGAACCAGTTGTTGTTCGTGACAGTATCGGAACCATTGATTATAAAAAAGGAGAAATAAAGATAAATGCTGTTCAAATAGTCGCAACTTCTAAAACAAAATTTGGAGATTCTGTTGTAGAAGTATCTTCTTTATCACAATCAAACGATATTATTGGATTACAGGATCTTTACCTTCAATTAGATACATCATCTTCAAGTATACAGATGGTATCTGACACAATTGAATCAGGAATCGATCTATCTGGATCACAATACATCTCCTCTTCCAGTTACCTTAACGGACAATACATAAGACTCTAGGAATATGAATAACGAAAGAGTAAATATCTACAACTTAGTCTCAGATCAACTTCCTGAGTATGTAAGAGATTCTTATCCAGAGTTTGTTAACTTTTTGGAAGAATATTACAGGGGTCTAGAGAGTCCTGGTGGATGTTTAGATATTATTAATAATATTGATGATTATGTAAAATTAAATAATTTATCTGAACTTACTTTTAGTACGGAAACTAGTGGACCTATTGGATTTACTACAAATTCCGTGCAAGTTAAGTCCACTGCAGGATTTCCTAAGATAAATTCATTAATTCAAATTAATGGTGAGATAATTTACTATAAGGGAACTACTGAAAATGAATTTCTTGAATGTTCAAGAGGATTTTCGGGAATTACGTCATATTTTGATAATGATTCAAGAGCGGTTGGATTTGAGCAAACTCCAAAGAAGTTTCATATTGCTGGAACTACTGTTTTCAACCTAAATGCGCTGTTTTTATCAGAATTATATAAAAAATACAAACGTCAATATGCTCCAGGATTTGATAATGTTGATTTTTACACGGAAATTAACGAAAAAGTTGTTGTTGCTAAATTAAAGGATTTTTACAACTCAAAAGGAGCTAATAGTTCGTTTGATGTTCTGTTTAAGTTGCTTTGGGGTAGTGGAGTATCCGTTGTTAAACCTAGAGATTTTGTAATCCAAGCATCTGATGCTGATTATAGGATCACTAGAGATTTGGTGATTGAATCTTTAGTTGGTGACCCAGAAGACTTGGTAAATAGAACTCTTTTCCAAGATGAGACGGATGTTATTAGGAAAGCGTCTGGAACAATTACAGATGTTGAGAGTTTATTTAGAGATGGTAAAGAATATTTCAAATTAAGTTTGGATTATAACCCAGAAATAGAAACTTTTGAATTTTCCGTTCATCCAAAGACAAAAATCACAAATCCAGTTGGCGCTGGACAGACATTTCTCGATGTTGACTCGACTTTAAGTTTTGAACCATCTGGAAATTTGGTTGTTTTTGATAATGGAGTTAGATATGAGCTTTCATATGAATATAAGAGTTCAACTCAATTCTTTGGTCTAGAATCACCAATTCCTCTAGGATTGAATACTAATATTACAACTCCAGACTTTGCATATGCAATTGATGATTTTGGAAGTCAGATTAGAGTAAAAATTACTGGAGTTTTAGGTGATTTAAACTTTAATAAAGAAGATTCATATTTTTATGAAGACAGAGATGAGATTCAAATCATCTCTCTTGGTGCAGATAGTAAAGAGAAAAGAACCACAAGTTGGATCGTTAATAATACACCATCATATGATATTGAATCGATTGTTCAAGTAGCATTAAAGTTGAATGGTGCGGCACAGTACAGAGTAACAACTTTTGATGATAATATCTTTACCCTTGGTGATATTGGAACAGTATCTGGATCTGATGGAACCCAATATGATATTTTTGTAATCGCAGTTTCTGATAAAAATGTATTTGATATCAACTTAACTACGCAGATTAATACTACAACTGTAAAGTATAGTGTAAGGAAAGGTATTGCAAAAGGAAATTCAACATCAAATCCATACTTATCATCCGTATCTGCTAATGTTCAAAATACATATATTACTAATGAAAACAATGAAGAATGTTCTTACGTAGTATCACCATCAATACCTGATTATTATAATACTCCAATACAAGCAGAAGACCTCTCTGTCACCTTTAGTGGACAATTTGCTGGAAAAGATATTAATATTGGAACAAATGCATTTATAACTGGAGATTCTGTTTATTACAGTTATAATAATAATTTTGGATTAAATATTGCAGAAGGTCAATATTTTATATACAAACTCAATGCATCTTCAGTTAGACTTGCAACCAGTAGAGCAAATATTAGGGGTGGTATCTTTATTAGCGTATTTGGAACAGTCAATAATAACAAATTAGAACTTTTACGTAATAAAGGATTGCAGTTACGTTCTCAAGGTCTTATAAGAAAGTTCAAAAAACCAGTTCCAAAGTCTTTAGATGAAAAAGATATTCCAATTTCTCCAGGTGGGATTGGAATGTTCTTAAATGGTGTGGAGGTAAGTTCTTACAAATCATCAGACATTTTATATAATGGACCAATAGAATCAGTTATTGTAGCATCTCCTGGTGATAGTAATTATGATGTTATTAGTCCACCAATTTTAGAGATTGTGGATAACGAAGATTCTACATTATCAACTAGTGGAATTGGAACAGGTGCAGCAGGTGTTTGTAATGTTAAGGGATCTTTGGCAAGAATAAATGTCATTGACAAAGGATTTGATTATATTGAAGAACCTAAAATTACTATTTCTGGTGGTAATGGAACGGGTGCGGTAGCAAAATGTAAGTTAACAAAAATAACGCATCAAAGAACATTTAACGCAGGTAGTTTATATCAAAATGTTAGTGTAGATGACAATTCTATTGGATTTGGAACATTCCACAAATTCAGAGATTTTGAAAAAGTAGTTTACAAAACTGATGCCCAGCTAGGCATTCAAGGTCTGGTTAATAATTCAATTTAC